ATTAAGGTTATCAGCGGAACCCTACTTAGAAGCAAGGCTCGAATAAACGCTTGGGTTTGCGGACGGTGAATGCTATAAATATGGTTCACTGAACAAATTGACCACCAAATCCTAATTAGCTGCCCTTTGAGGCGGCTTTTTTTTGGTCCAAATTCCAGCCCCAACACAGAAAACTTAAGCGATATCTTACGCAAACCACTCTTGATTGCGGGCTGGTTTCCTATCTAGCCGTTCCTAATGCGGTTATTTATTGCACCCACTGGCAGCACATGACGCTAGCAGGGGTGCTTTACACAAGGCGACATGCCACTAAATAAGGGTTCGACATGCCGTTGAAGGTTAACACTGAGGCAAGCATGATGGATATTTTCGCCATCGCATTAGCAGCCATAGCTGGCCTGAACATGGTTTTCAGTTATGGCCCTGCAATCGATATGAATACCCAGCTTATCCAGAACGGGCTTAACGCCAGCACAACCCAAGTAAATCATCTCAAGACTGAGATTATTCGAGTGGAAAAAGACTCAGATAAAGCAGTTGATGAGCTGAAAGATTCGATTGAGAAGGTTGGCGAGTCGGTGGAAGAGGTGCGCAAAGAAGGCGCGAACGATAGAAAAGACATTATCGGCAAGATCGATAAGCTAATACTGCGAAACTAATGATAGAAATCACACGCCCTTTGATGACGCTATGCAATGCCGATGGCGAGCCTATCGAGGGTGTGACTAAATCGGCGTCTGAAGTCGAAGCGATGGAGAAGGCTTCTACACTGCCTGATGGGACATATCTGCTTAAGAGGCCCACTGCCACTATTATTGTGGACACAGGCGTGGAGCCTCCCATTGACCCGCCTATCGAGCCACCGAGTGATCCTCCTGTAGTTGATCCGCCAACAGTACCCACTGATGCCGCTATCTTTGATGATGGTGTTAATGGTGTGACGTACAAGCACTTTAACCGCGTCGGAAATCTTGAGTGGCGCATACCTGGCGGTACATGGCTCGATGCGAATGGCCTACAGCAGGGCGAAGTCCCTGTGACATCTGGCGCGGTTGATATCCATAGCTACCCGGCATGGGTGGAGGTGGACGCGCTGCCCTTCATGGAGCGGTGGGCTGCACTGAACGACGGGCTTTTTGTGAGATCTCGCGGAGGCAAGGCGAATTATAACGCTAGAGAACACGCCGATGTAGATCTGCATCCACATATGGTTGTGGTCACTGAAGATGGTGAGTTTACTTGCCCTTCTGTTGGTGATGTAAGAATGGCCAGCTCAACGAACACTGGCATAGGTGACGAGCCAAAACATCAGTTTGGCATGGGTATGCTCAGGTTTGACATTACCGCTGTAACAGGCACTCCAATTTCGGCAGTTATAAGGCTCTACACCTACAAAGTGTACGGGGCAGATCACTTTCTTGATACTTACTACATAGACGCTCCACTGCCTTTTAGCCATGGCCAGACTCCAGTATTTGGATTAGATTCTGAGACAGATGATCTGGCCGCGCACTCTGACGTTATTGCAGCGTTCGATTTCTCTGGCGACTGGCGATCTAAGTTAGCCGCCATAAAGGAGCACAACACCAGTGTAGAGCAGTTCTCCGGCGCCCACTGGCTTCGCATTGAAATGCCGATCGATTCCACCTGCTCTGGCGGCGGGGAGGGGACAGGGTTTGCCGCTTCGTATGGTTTGGCCCCCATCCCTGAATCGATTAACCCGATACCGCAAGTGCCACTGGGTCCAAGCCATGTTTTTTTCCGGTACAGCGTGAAGCTTGGGGAAGACTGGACGTCAGTTAGCGATAAGCAACTTATCGGCGGTAAGTTGCCCGGTTTAGCGGGTAGATTTGGATACCCAAGGAAATACGCAGGCGAGAACTACTGGCAACCTACGGCGGCGAACGGAGGATCACTAGGGCGCGGTGCTTACTGGCCCGCTGGCCCGGGGAATAACTACTCTAGCTTTATGGGTTGGAGCGCCAGAATGCAGTGGAATGCTGACGCCCTTGGACAAGACACTAACCCTATGAAGAACAGCACGCCGGTGGGCGGTTACCTCTATCACCCACAGTGGAGGATCTCTGGTACAGGGCAGGAAGTTATGTGGCCCAACACATTCCTTGAGACTCGCCGAGAATACGATATAGAGCAAGAGGTAAAAATTAACACTATCTCTGGCCCTTATGACGGGTACGGAAATGGAACTGGCCAGCCTGATGGAATTTTACGGGCCTGGATAGATGGCATTCTAGTCCATGAAGACACGGAATTTATCTTTAGTAATCATCCAGCGATTGCCATTGAGGATGTTTGGCTGGTGTTTAAGAACGGCGGCACACTCTCACCTTGTAAGCCACATCATGTGTATTTAGGGCCAGTGGTGATTGCTAGCGAGTACATAGGCCCGAGAGTTAAAGGAGTTTAGATAATGGCAGGTGATTATTATTACGTCAAAGCAGGAGGCACAAAGACCACGGGAGTTACGACAAAACAGACGGGTAGTTTCGCAGCTCTAGGCGCAGCCAATTATTACGGCACTATAGCAACTGCCATCGTGGGCGGTGCTGGAGGTGATGACATTGTTTGCATTAGCGATGCGTCAGTATTTACCAATACCGTCAGCGGTCCGGGGTCAGGTTCTGCTATTAGCATAATTACTGTTGATGATTCGAATTGTGAAAACTCTGTCACCGCCTCCAGCGCAATGTTTACTGGCAACGATTGCACTTTTAATGGCATTTGCTATGTTTACGGGACAAGAGCAGTTATTGATGATGACCACGGCTCAACGGCAGCAAATTCCCATATTATTTACGATTCCTGCCATATAGAGGTGACTGGCAGCGCCGACGTTCTAGTTTATGCGTTAGCAGATAACATAAGACATGAATATATAAACTGCGTATTCACGGGAATAGCTTCCTCGTATTTCTTATCCATTAGAAGTGGATCTAGTGTCGAAATGGTAGGCTGCACCTTGTCAGGGCTAACAGGACAGTTTTCGGATGGTGGTTGGTCTACTCCAAACGGAATATTCAAGGCCGAGGGGTGCGACTTCTCTAGCGTCACTGATACGCTTTTTAAATCGGTTGGCGGGTCACAAGTCGATGGTTTTAATATCAGCATTTCTAACTGTAAACTCAATTCTAGTGTCGCGTTTTTCAATGAAACATTAGTTGGCGGCAACCAGCAGCTTTTGGTTACTAATTCCGCAGCTACTATTGCAGCCTCTGAGTATCAGTATCACTTTGAAACAGCAATGGGCACTGTGGTCGATCAAGATGAAGTAGGTATTTACAGGGATGAAGCAACAGCTTTTCCCTCTGGTGAGAAGGTGTCGCTAAAATGCGTTACTTCGGCAATAGCCGCCATCGGTGGTCCACTCGGCTTCTCTTTTCCTGCTCGATACGCCGAGCTATCAAATACAGCAAGCGACAACATTACTTTATACCTGGCATCCACAGCGGTACTAAATGACATAGACGTATGGGTAGAGCTGACTTATCCCGATGGCAGTGTTGCAGGGCAGACAAACTTTTTAAGTACGCGAAACGCCGAGAGGATGGATGCTGCGGGAGTGGCCCTCACGACTGACAGCGGATCGAGTTGGAAAGATGCCGGTGCGGACTTGACCGGCCACAATGAGTATCAGATTGATATCGATACTTCTGCAGACGCAGGCTCTGATTGTGTACCTGACATCCGTGTGTTTGTCGGGGCGCCATCAACAACTATTTATTTCTGCACAACTATTGGGCTGAGTTAAATCATGGCTAAGACATTTATTGTCAATGGCCGGATTTACGAGGAGACCGGCGCTAGATCCGTCATTGTTGGCGGCTCGGTATTTGAAGAAACTACGGCCGCTGCTGGCGGCACTGTTACAGGTTCGGGCGCGCCTACCTCAGGTTCGGCTACATCTTCTGGCTCAGGTGCTGTTGATGGCGAGATTAGTGGAAGCGGCACACCTTCAGCATCATCTGCATCCTCATCAGGTGCGGGTACAGTCGTCTCATCTGATCCTGATTTGGTAGTTAGATTTTCGTTAGACAATTACGTTGGCGTCCCAATGGCATCGACTACTCTACCTGATGTGGTTGTATATGATGAAGCTGGGATCAGTGCGATAACGGCCACCTTTGTAACCCCTAGCACTGACGCTACCGGGGTGGTAACTCTTAACCTTGGCGCGGCTTCTGGATTGTCCCTCAGTGTGGGCGATATCGTCTTTGTGGGCAGCGTTGAGGCCATAGGTGTTTACGGGGCAAGTGGGGCGTATTGCAACGGGACTATATTCCGGTGTGATATTGAGGAGGCGTAATGGCCGCCAGACAAGTATGGGCGCAGTTCCAGGCATCGCACCAACACAGGTTTAGTTTCAACGCCAAATCAATCAATGCCCAACAGTGGTGGAGGCCGACTCAGTTTGAGTATGCTCCTGGTGATTTAACAGATGGGATTGACAGTCTCACAGCAGGGCAAACATTAGTTCTGGTTGCAGGTGAAACAGGTACTTCCAGTGTTGTTAGACACGACAATGGGTTAAGCGGTGGCGGCCTAGGCATCCTCGACTGGAATCCGAAAACAATCTACGACCTTGGCACAGACCAGATATTAACGATAGGTGCCAGACGAAAAACGAAGGCTGTAGCCTATAGCAATGTCACAGGGCGTTATCGTGAGATAAGCCAGCCTGACACAGATTATATCGGCACTGCTCACTGGTACGGTAACACCGCTTTCGATGGCGATGTTGCCATGTGGTACAGGTGGAAGTTCCAGCCAGAAGACAGCAGCTGGGCAGACTTTCGGACGACGAGTGGGTTCACTTATAACAGGCTCGGCACCATCGTCTGGTGGCCTGAATACGGCACAGCCGGTGGTTGGTTTTCAAGTAATGTAGATCCCTCTAACAATTTCGGTGTTTGGGATGTTGCGTTAGCAACACAGATAGACCTGGGTGCTTCAGGACACGATGACCATTCTGTAGTAATGCGCCACCCTTCATCGGGTCGATTGCTTGTTATAGGCGGTACAAGTACACGAACAAGAACAACGTTAGTTGAGACTGATGGCTCGTTTTCCCAAGTGGCAAACGCTCCAACTGACTACAACATGGCAACCCTGCCGTTCTACTTCATGCCTGGAGCCAGTGAGGTATGGGTTAGACCTAAGACAGATATTGCCAACAGCGTCCTGCTGACCTACTGGGCAGATCAGGATGTTTGGCAGGAAGAGACGGCGACTGTTGGTTGGTGGACTTCAGGCGTCAATAATCACGCGACTTTTGCCTACGATAGCGCACGGGCTCAGTGGTTTGTTTACACGGAAGATGAAATTTCAGCCTATAAGGTTGAGGCGTTTACGTATAACGGCGTGGTTAGCGGTACGGGCAGTCCGGCGGCACAATCTGCTACTTCGACTGGTTCGGGAGCGGTTGTTGCGGGTGAGATTACAGGTAGTGGTAGTCCTGCTGCTCAAAGCGCACTGTCTTCAGGAACTGCCGTTGTTGAGATTGCTGGAAGTGGATTTCCTGTGTCGCAATCGGCATCAACAAGCGGCACTGGAGCGGTGGGTGTTGTTGGCTCTGGCGCTTGTGCGGCCAACGACGCTAGTTGCTCTGGAGAAGGCACCGTACTAGGTGTCATAGAGGGATCAGGCAGCCCACAGGCTCAACCGGCTACCTCCACTGGTAGTGCTACTTTGCTGGTTGTTATTACTGGCTCGGGCGATTGTGTCTCCCAGTCTGCAACCTGCCAGGGTTTCGATACCTATATCCCATCACCCAACATTAGTGTTGTTCCGCGAGAGGACAGGGAGTTCGTTGTGGAGCGAGAGAATAGGGAGTTTACGGTCAATGCAAGATAACGCACCAGCAAGCCCGGCTACATGTAATGGCCAGGGTGAAGTCACCCCGCGCTCAGACAGTGGAACCGTTACTGGGAAGGGCCAAATTATTCACCCAGACGGGAAAGTAGTCAATTTTATTGTAACCAGCGACCCATTAACTCCTGAGCAGGATGAGTGGGCAAAATCAAATCTAGAGAAAACAGAGGAATAGAAAAATGGCACTAACTCACGCAGCAGCAACTAGAACAATAATGGCCGATGCCGTTGTTGACACAATTGACGTAGGTGGAGCTGGAAGCTTGATCTATCAGACATCCGGAAACGTTGAGGTAGCAACACTGGCGTTTAGCGCAACCGCGTTCGGTGCCGCTTCAGGCCCCACAGCAACAGCTAACGCTATTACAAGCGATACCAATGCTACAGGTGGAACAGTTGCTAAATTCAAGATACAGAACGGCTCAGCGGTTGATGCTGCGTTTGCGGGGAATGTCCAGGTATCAGGCGGGGATATTAATCTGTCGGCTCTTGTGGTGCCTGCGGCTGCGACAGTGTCTATGTCTTCACTGACTTACACCGCTGCGCCTTAATGTCTCTGGATTCAATCACCAAAAGCCCGGGGGCAATACTCCCCTACTCGATCAATTGGGCAACGGCTGACACCTATGTGAATGATGGGACTGCGGCTGATACCGGATGGCTTGAAGGTGACACGATTGATACTAGCTCTTGGACTATTGCCGGGCCGGATGCTGCCTTGGTAATTGATAGCGACAGCAATAATACAGTGGTCGCTACCTTAGTCCTTTCAGGTGGCACGGCTAATCGGTCCTACAAGGCGATTAATCACATCACCACAACGCTTGGTTATGAAGATGAGCGCAGTGTGTGCGTAGAGGTGGCCGCAAGATGAGCACTCCAATAGCCGGGATAATCATAATCTCTATGATTTGGGCGCTAATGTCGGGCTGTGTTCGGCTCGGTGTTGCTGATTATAAGTTAGAGCTTGAATCTCCTGATGGCAGCAAAGGCTCGGCTGAGATTTATAACACGAAAGACATTGGCATGGTCGATGTAGAGTTTGAGCGCACTGAGAATGGCTACAAGCTAAAGCTGACCGAATTGGAGGTCAGTAGTTCAAACCCGGCGATGATCCAGGCAGAGACTACAAGAACCCTGGTTAACAGCTTGATTGAAGCTATACCGAAACCCTAATGCCTTTCCTGAATAACCTTGATACCAGAGACATGCGCAACGGTAACTCTATGGTATTGGCTCAATTCAGGTACAGAGCGAGAAACAGCGGTGAGATTATTGATGTGCCTATCGGGTTCATCACTGATTTCGCCAGCATACCCAGACTCTTAAGGCCGATCATCACAGGGAACGATAATACAAAGATGCCCGCAGTCATACACGACTACCTCTACCGCAAGGGTATTGGTGGCAGAAAGGACGCTGACAAGCTGTTTCTTAACGCTATGAGTGAGAACGGTGTGCCCTGGTGGAAGCGTAAAGCAGCCTATCTAGGTGTAAGGGCAGGCGGTGGATTCAGTTGGAAAGGTAGATGATCAGCGTTAAAGATGGAGTCAATATTGCGGGCATAAGACCCGAGATCACAATGGCCCTACACATGGCCACCTCAGTCTTAATCGATCACGGTTATGACACCATCATTACCTCAGTATGTGACGGTAAGCATGGGCATGGATCACTGCACTACATCGGATGTGCTGCTGACATAAGAACCCGGCACATCCCCAAGGATCAACGGCAAGGCATTAGAGACATGATAGCCGAGGTATTAGGCGCGCAGTTCGATGTGGTCCTTGAATCAACCCATATACACATAGAGTTTCAGCCTAAGTAATACACGTAGTAATAGCGCGGCGGTGCTGTGTGATCACCTGGAGGGTGAGAGATGGCAGGACGACCCACAAAATACAAAGAGGAATACGCAGAGCAGGCCGAGAAGCTTGGGAAGCTAGGCCTTATTGATGCTGAGATAGCGGAATACTTCGGTGTAACAGAGAAGACCCTGAATAATTGGAAGAATGCACAGCCTGTATTTTTACATGCCTTAAGGGAGGGAAAGGTTATTGCAGACGCCAATGTGGCTCAGAAGCTCTATGAAAGGGCGACCGGCTACGAGTGGGAAGAGGATGTGCATATAGGCGGTGAAGCCAAGATAACAATCACTAAGCGCCTCCCACCTGATGCTACATCGATGATCTTCTGGCTAAAGAACCGGCAGAAAGACAGATGGCGCGATAAACCTGAATTGTCAGAGGGTGGGGATGCAGATAAAGAAGCATTCCTCCGGCAACTTGCGTCATTTCTACCTGATTAATGGGTGTAGCACTAAGAACACAACGGGAGATGGCCCGCTGGTATCCGCTGATAGAGCATCCAGTCCAGATAGCACTAGTCCAAGCAATAGCGAACGGCGTCCGGTTCCCGGTAGTACCCGCTGGCAGGCGATCAGGTAAGACCGAAAGGGCGAAGCGGTTTGTCGCTAAGATGGCAATGGCCAACCCAGGCGAAACCTATTTTATAGCCGCGCCAACAAGAGATCAGGTTAAAAAGATTTACTGGGCTGATATGAAAAAGCTCTGTATTACTAGCATCTGCCAGAAGCCACCCTCTGAAACAGAATTGATGATCTTCTTGGACAACGGGACGCAAGTCCAGCTGATAGGACTCGACAAACCAGAGCGCATAGAAGGTGTTTTCTGGTCTGGCGGCGTTATTGACGAGATAGCAGACGTAAAGCAGGAGGCGTGGGAGTCAAACATACGTCCGGCACTTGATACGTTCAACCCTACTAGGCCTAATTACCGGGCTTGGTGTTGGCTGATTGGCGTGCCTGACGGTCTGAATCATTATTACGACATGGCTCAGTACGCTGAGAATGCAGACGATCCAGATTGGAAGCTGTACCACTGGAAGAGTGCCGAAATACTACCCGTTGAAACCATAGCGGCAGCAAAGCGGCAATTATCACCCAGGCAGTACAAACAAGAGTATGAAGCTGACTTTATTGGCGCTACCGGTCGAATCTATGACGATTACAACAAAGAAAATCACACTTCGGCCACTATTGAGGATCACGAGCAGCTTTGGTGGATGCACGATCAAAACTATACCCCATTATCGTCGGCGGTTGGCGTCAATCGGAAAGGCTCACTGTATCTGCTAGATGAGATCGTACTGACTAGCGCAGTATCCAGGCAATCAGCCATGGAGTTTGTCGAGAAGTTCAAGGATCACAAAAACAAGAACGTTTTTATCTACGGTGATCCATCGGGCAGGGCAGGCGAGAAGCATGGCCACCCTTCTGACTATACCGAGATTGAAGATGTATTGAGATCGAGCGGCTGGAAGTACACCCGCAAGGTTCGACTTGCACACCCTGCGATTAAAGACCGACAGAACGCAGTCAGGGCAAAGGTTTGCACCGCAAGCGGGCATCGAAGTTTGTTTGTTAACCCTATTACTGCGCCATGGTGTGATAAAGGGCTAGCGACTGTGCAGCTTCAGCAAGGGTCTACGTTTCAGGAAGACCAAAAGAACCAATACCAGCACATAACAACCGCAATCGGCTATTGCATAGATCGAGAATGGCCGATTAACCGCGAAACAATGACAATCATGGAACTGTGACCTTGAGTAAAACAGTTAATACGCCAAACATCGCCTATACGAAGGCTCAGCCTGCAAGGGATGAAGCGGATACTTTGATTGGTGGCACTGAATCAATGCGCTTGGCTGGCGAAACCTACCTGCCAAAGAATGAACGCGAGAGTGACAAGAAATACAAAGCCCGGGTGCGGCGATCATTTCTGTACAACGTGTTCAAGAGCACTGTTAGCGCGATGTCTGGTAAGCCTTTCGAAAAGCCAGTGAGTGTGGGACCAGTAGAAGAGTTCTATGAGGCGTTCAATCAGGACGTCGATAAGCAGGGTGTAGATTTAGAGTCATTCGCTAAAGACTTACTCAGGGAAACACTCGCCAAAGGCATCACGTTTATTTTCGTTGACGCCCCGGTGATTGACCCTGATCAACCTACCTCACGCCAAGATGAGATCGACCAAGGTATTCGGCCCTATTGGACTCACGTACACGCGGAGAACTTAATAGGGTGGGATATTGATGTGATCAATGGCGTTCAAACCCTTGTCCGTATACGGGTCAGAGAGCGCGCTATTGAGCAGCTTGAGGATTTTGGGGAGGAGTGGGTTGATCAGGTACGTGTGACCTACCCAGATCGGTTCGAGGTATGGCGCAAGGTTAGCGAGCAGTCTGATGAGTGGGTTATTACTGACAGCGGCTTGAGAGCTTCGGGTGTAATTACTCTGGTTCCAGTTCAGGCTGATAAATCCCTGTTTATGAGTTCAGAGCTACCCCTTAAGCCATTGGCTGAAAAAAATATAGAGCATTGGCAGAGTTCCAGTGACCAGCGCAACATCCTGCATCTTGCCCGCATTCCCATACTCTTTGCCAGGGCGGTTGACCTACCCCAAGACGAGCAGGGCAAGCCTACCGGCGAGATCAGCACAGGATCAATCGTTACGGCATCGTCAGAAAAAGGCGATCTCAAGTGGGTTGAGTTGTCCGGTGATGGTTCGATTGTTCAAGGACAAGCTGATGTAGAACGCCTTGTTGATGAGATGGAGTCATTGGGCGGTCAGTTGATGTTTCGTAAAGCCGCTGGTTCAAAGACCGCAACCGAGGAGACCATTAAGGAATCTAAGGGCGACAGCGTACTACATGGGATTATCAGCAACCTTGAATCTGCTTTAGATCAGGCTTTTAAGTACACCGACTTACTCAGAGGGCAGGGCACAGAGTCGCCACAAGTCACTCTCTACCGTGATTTCTCTATACACAATCCTAATCTAATGTCCGCTGAAGACTTACTCAAAGCCTATTCACTCCAAGCTATACCTTATGAGGTGTACGTTGAGGAGATGAAGGCGCGCGGGCTTAGAACCAAATTAACGGCTGAAGAAATGCAGGACGCTATGGGGGATGAGGTCGCAAACCTACCGGAAGAAACTGAGTGAGCGTTAACGAATCGCTGTTAGATAGGCAGCTATCCCACGCGGTCTACACGCAGCGGTTTAGCTCTGGACTATCCGCCAGGGCGCTAAGAATGCTCACAAATACCGAGTCAGATTTAATAGCGCAGATCGAATCAAGCCTGACAAAGATTACCGCAAGGGGCTACGACATAAGCCCAGCAACCGCGAAACGATTACAGAGACTTTTAGGGTCAATCGCTGAAACTCGGCGGATTGGTTTCATAAACTTCGAGACCTTACTGAAAGACGAACTAGTGGAGTTGGCGTCTTACGAGGTGGGCTTTCAATCCAGCTTATTAACCGAGGTTATACCGGTAGCGGTCGCCCTTGATGCGCCTTCCAGGGCGTTGCTGCGCTCAGTGGTAGAGGCTAGACCCTTCAGGGGGCGATTGCTCAGGCAGTGGGCGGGAGACCTTAAAGCGGCAGACCTTAAGTTTATTAAGCAGCAAATTAATATCGGTATGGTCGAGGGTGAGCCTATAAGGACCATTGTTGCGAGGGTTAGGGGCCGAATCAATCAGACCAACCGGCAAGCAGAGGCCATTGTTAGAACGGCTGTTAACCATGTATCGAACCATTCACGCGACGAGCTAGGCAAAGCCAATGGCGACACTATCAAGGCTATGCAGTGGCTTTCTACTTTGGACGGGCGCACTACACCCATTTGCCAATCCAGAGATAAAAACGTCTACA